GGGTTGGCACGGTTTGCAAAGGCGGGGCACGGCGTGGCAAGGCTTGGTTAGGCAGGCGGGGCACGGCATGGCTAGGCCCGGCTGGGCCCGGCAGGCAAGTCCCGGCGGGGTGCGGCATGGTCCGGTATGGCGAGGCTAGGCAGGCGCGACCTGGCCAGGCGTGGCGTGACTTGGAGAGGCTGGGCCCGGCCCGGCAAGGCATGGCGAGGCAGGCGCGGTGTGGCTGGGCATGGCGGGGCTGGGCGGGGCGTGGCAGGCACGGCGTGGCCGGGCTCGGCATGGCGTGGCGCGGCACGGCTTGGTACGGCAGGGCAGGCGTGGCGTGGCACGGCATGGCGAGGCGCGGCCAGGCAGGCACTACCCGCGGTCCGTGTGACTGCGGGTCTTACCTCTCATCAGGGCGCAAGAACCGTTTCGCCTGACGGGGATTGGAGGATGTCGCATGGTCATCGTCTAGATCTTCCAGCAGGTCATCCACGCTCGAATACATGGGCGTTTCCGGCATTGGTATCGAGGCGATGGTCTGCAAGAAGATTGCCTCAGCGGCTTGATCATAGAACGGATCCCACGTATCTCGATGCGGCTTGCCGGGTCGCCATGCATCGAGGTACTGCTCCCACCCTTCCTCCGCTGTCCTGGGCAGCGCCGCCGGCAGGGTCCACAGCAGCAACCGGGCAAACGCGGCCGCCAGCACGTCGTTGTGTTCAATGGCGGTGTGGATGATCGGCTCCTTCGGTCGGTAGCGCAGCGTCGAGCAGACGCGCTCGGCGTGCTCACGCGATGCATGGTGGTGTAGCACTCCGCGCACCCCGTCGCCTTCCTCGAACCGCCAAAATCCTTTCGCTGGTCCGCGAACCTGCCGTCGATGGACGATGCGCGATTCCTGCAGCGCTATCGTGACGACCATGATCCGCGCCTCGGCGCTGTCCATGTGGTCGGGGAGCAGTGTCAGCGCGGGCTCGATGGAGAGTCGGAGTAGGTCGGTGGGGGTCATTTGATATCTCCGGGCGGATTGTCGCAACAACACTGAGTGGGAGTCCGAGGGAGAGGCCCTCGGCTCGGAGCGACCGTGAGCGGTAGCGGGAGGGAGCGAACAAGAATCAGTCTACGACAAAATTCGCGGCCAGCCGGCAAATGTTAGTGAGCACTATCAATAAAACCCGCGCTATTGCTGGATTTGTTGCGGCGCATCATGGTTTTGAGAGGTGGTTGACGCGGAATCATGCGCATTTCCGTGTATGTGAGTACTCACTATCACGAAAACCCGCATAACTGCGGGCTTTTCTTCTCTTCTGTGGTACATTGGTACCAGTGTTCGCCGCGGCTCAATTCCCACAAGACCGGCGCCGGCGCGACGACAATCTGAGTCTCGCCCGGTTCGCCATGGACGTCTTCGTCTGGTGGGCGCTCCATCAGCGAGAGCGTGGGTGGCCCCACGAATCCAGCGAGGTTCGGGCCCTCCAATCCAAGCAGGCGATGACGTTGCGGTCCGGGGCCGCGAGGTGGGCTGGGAAAGGCGACCCGCCTCGGATGCCCAAGGAGACCCGCTCGACGCCAGGGGCACGCATACCCGAGATCGACCGAGCCCGCCTCGGGCCGGAGGTTTGGCGGTGCCTGCTGGACCTGGAGGCGTACGGCCGCGAGCTCCATGCCCAGATACTCGTCGACTCCCATTGGTCGGTTGAGAGCCTCGGCAAGCGCGCGAGGGCGATGGATCTGTCGACCCGGACCTACCAGACCTACTATCGAGAGGGCCTGCTGTACCTCGCGGGGCGCCTCGAGCGGCGTTGACTGCGCACGCAGTTCGTGTATCGTTAGGTAATATCGCGATAGCTGCGGCCTATTGAGTCCCGACGGGGGGCGGGTGCCGCAGAGGTCGGCGGGAGCGCTGACCTGCGCTCCGGGGCCGGCCATCTTGCCGCCTCGACATCGATTGCCGGCGTAGCTCAGTAGGCAGAGCAGCGGTCCTGTAAACCGAAGCGCGCGGGTTCGAGTCCTTGCCGCCGGCACCAGTCAATAGCAGGGTGGCGCAGCAGCAGCGCGCTCGGCTCATAACCGAGAGGACGTCGGTGCAAGTCCGGCCCCTGCTTCCATTCGAGGCCATCCATGCGGCGCGACCAACGTAGCGCCAAAGCGCGCTCCTACCGCCATCTCTACAACACCCGGGAGTGGCGGCAGGCGCGCACCGCGCAGCTCGCCCGGGTCCCGCTCTGTGAGCGCTGCACCAGCCTGGGGCGAGTGACCGCCGCGGATACGGTCAACCATCGCATCCGCCACGAGGGCAACTGGGCGCTGTTCCTCGACCCCGAGAACCTGGAGAGCCTGTGCGCCGCCTGCCACGACGGTGAGCGTCAATCCCAAGAACGCACCGGTCGACGGTACGACCGAGCGGTGGGGGTCGATGGCAGGCCGGTAGACCCACAGCACCCGTGGTACCAGACAGAAACAGGGTGACCGCAGCGTCTGTTGGGTAGGCGGGGGCGGATCCATACAGGTTCCGTGCCAATAAACCGGCGGGATGCCCAATTCTTCCTAAACGGCCCGTTTCCGGGCCTGGAAACGTGACAAATGGCGAAACGTGGGCGCCCATCGAGCGCATCTCTGGCTATCGCGTCTATCGGTCCGGCCGGGATCGAGGCAGTCCAGCGGCCTCGGCCGCCGGCGGATCTGACGGAGGAGCAGGCCAAGGAGTGGCAGATCATTGTGAATCGGTTGCCGGCCGATTGGTTTCCGCCTGAGACGTACCCGCTCTTGGAGGCGTATTGCCGTCACATTGTGACCATGCGTCGCATTGCGCAGCTCATCCAGTCCATGGAGTCGAGTGAGGAATTTGATATCCGCGGCTATGACTATCTGCTGCGGTGTCAGGCGCGCGAGTCGCAGTGCCTGATGTCTCTCGCGGTCAAGATGCGGATCTCGCAGTCGAGCACGTATGACAAGTCCAAGAAAAAGCCGCCAGTCCAGCGCAAGCCTTGGGAATAGGTGCGCGCTCGGGGGGTGCGAGAAAGAAGCGAGGGAGGAATGGGGCCGATGGTGTAGCCGAGGCTGCCGCATCATCGACTGGATCCAGATTCATTGTCGGATCCCTGAAGGGAAGGATGTTGGGAAGCGTGTCGTTCTGCGTGAATGGCAGCGTGCCGATATTCGCAAGATCTACGACAACCCGCATGGTACGCGGCGGGCCATCTTGAGTTACGGGAGGAAGAACAGCAAGACCGCCACCAGCGCGTTTCTGCTCCTCGCACATCTATGTGGCACGGAGGCACGGCCGAACTCTCAGCTCTATTCTGCTGCTCAATCGAGAGATCAAGCAGCGCTTCTGTTCAACCTCGCGGCGAAGATGGTGCGCATGTCGCCGGAGTTGCAAGAGTTTGTCGGTATCCGTGACACCGCCAAGCAATTGTACTGTCAAGAGTTAGGCACGCTCTATCGGGCGTTGTCTGCTGAGGCATCGACTGCTTACGGCTTGTCTCCAGTGTTCATCGTGCATGACGAACTTGGGCAGGTTCGGGGGCCGCGGTCGGAGTTGTATGAGGCGCTGGAAACTGCGACCGCGGCGCAGGAACATCCATTGTCGCTGATCATCTCGACGCAAGCGCCACAGGATTCTGATCTGCTGTCGGTGCTGATCGATGATGCGAAAGCCGGTCACGATCCGCGTGTCGTGATCAGTTTGTACGAGGCTTCTGTTGATCTCGATCCGTTCTGCGAGTCGACGATTAAGCTCGCGAATCCAGCGTTTGGGGATTTCCAGAACCCTGAAGAAGTCCTCGCCATGGCGCAGGATGCCAAGCGTATGCCGGCGCGCGAGGCGGAATACCGCAACCTCGTTCTCAATCAGCGTATCGAGGCGTCCGATCCCTTCGTCGCACCTTCGGTGTGGGATGCAAACGCGGCGCCGCCGAGGGATGATTGGGACGGGTATCCGGTCTATGCCGGACTCGATCTATCTGACGCGAAGGATTTGACCGCTCTCGTTCTTGCGTGCGTCATCGACGGTGAGTTGCATGTTCGCCCGACGTTCTGGTTGCCGCATGAAGGGCTTGCCGAGCGGTCGCGGAAAGACAGTGTGCCGTATAACCAATGGGTCAGAGACGGGCTCATTGAAGCCACGCCAGGGAAGTCGGTTCAGTACGAATTCGTTGCGAGCCGCGTAGTCGACCTGTTCGAGTCCATGGATTTGCGGAAGGTCGCATTCGATCGTTGGAACTTCCGTCACTTCAGGCCGTGGCTACTGAAGGCAGGTTTGAGCGAGGAGTTTGTCGAAGAGCGGTTCGACGAGTTCGGACAGGGCTTTCGCTCGATGAGCCCTGCATTGAGGGAGCTCGAAGCGTTGCTGCTTGATGGCCGGGTCCGTCATGGTGCAAATCCGGTGCTGACCATGTGTGCGACTAATGCAGTCGTGACGATGGATCCGGCCGGGAATCGCAAGCTCGACAAGAAGCGCGCTACAGGCCGTATCGATGGTATGGTCGCGCTGACAATGGCGGCGTCTCTCGCGAGCGCAGACACTGGCGACGTACAGCCGATGGAGGTCGTGTACACGCCCGGCGAGATGTTCACTTGAGGGATGAAGCATGGCGCTGCTCCAGCGATTGTCCGCAGCGGGGCGCGCCCTTTTCCGGCCGCGAGCCGCGAATATCGATTACCACGACATCACGCGTATTTCGAGTTCCGAGCAACTGTCGAAGGTACTCGGGCGTGAACTCGCGAAGTCGGGGATCGCAGTATCTGCGGATGTAGCGCAAGGCTTGGCCGCATTCGCTGCGGTCGAGCGCGTGCTCGCGAACAGCGTTGCGAAGCTGCCGCTGATTGTCTACCAGACTCGCGACGTTGAGATCGACGGGCAGATCCGCAGGCGCAAAGAGCGCGCACGTGACTTGCGGATCTTTCGGCTGCTGCATGATGCACCGAACTCGTTTCAGACTTCATATCAATGGCGCAAGCTGTTGATGCGGGATCTTCTGTTTCGGGGTCGGCATTACTCGCTCAAGGTGCAGGGGATTGGGGGACAGATCCAAGAGTTGATTCGGCTCCATCCGGATCGGACGAAGGCCAAGCAGGATCCCAATACACTGGAGATCACATACGAACATCGGCGACATGATGGGAGGACCATTACATATCGGCGCGATGAGATCTTTCATGTGTGGCAGCAATCGGATGATGGTGTGGACGGGATTAGCCCGATCTCGGCATACCGGGAAAGCATTGGTGATGGCGTTGCGATCCGAGAGCACGGCTCGAGCTTCTTCGCGAACAAGGCGCGAGTTGGTGGGATCCTGACGCAAGAGAAGGGATCGAACTTGGGGCCTGAGAGTCGGCGCGCGTTGCGCGAAGACTTCGAGCAGCTTTACGCGGGTAACTCGAGTGCGCATCGCACGGCTGTTCTTCCGATGGGGGTCGATTTCAAGCCAGTGTCGATCAGCATGGAAGATGCACAATGGATTGAGGCGCGACGCGTAAATGCGCGGGAGCTCGCCGGGATCTTTGGAGTGCCGCCGCACAAGATTGGTGACTTGGCGGATGCGACGTTCAGCAACATCGAGCACATGGGGATCGAGTTTCTTTCTGAAGCTCTCGATCCGTGGCTCGTGTGTTTGGAGCAATCGATCGATCGGGATCTCTTGAATCATGCGCCGACGTTGTTCGCGCGATTTAATCGCAATGCGATCTTGCGCACAGACATGAAGAGTCGCGCGGAAGCGTTGCAGATCATGCGGCGCAATGGTGTCGTGAATGCGAACGAGTGGCGCGAGACCGAGGACATGAATCCGATCGAGGATGGCGAAGGCTTCATCATCGAGCAGAACATGCGAACGCTTGGAGAAGATGAATGACTATCCGAGAGCTGCCGGAGATCAAGGCCAAGCGGCCATCGAGCGTATCGTTCGAGGTTGAGGAGGTTGCGCTCTCGAAGTGGAACCCATCGATCAAGGCCGCGGTTGAGGGCGATGAGAATGTCATCTCGATCTTCGGCGCTATCGGCGAGGGCATGTTTGATGACGGCATCACGACCCGTCGAGTAGCAGGAGCATTGAGGCGCATCGGGCAACAAGATGTAACGGTCAACATCAACAGTCCTGGCGGCGATTTTTTCGAAGGCGTTGGAATTTTCAACCTTCTGCGTGAACATCCGGCAAGGGTGACGGTCAAGGTGCTCGGTCTCGCTGCTTCCGCTGCTTCTGTTGTCGCAATGGCCGGAGACGACATTGAGATCTCCGAGGTTGGATTCTTGATGGTTCACAATGCGTGGGTCATCGCGATCGGGAATCGACACGACATGCGCGAGGCTGCCGATCTGCTGGAGCCTTTCGATGACGCGATGGCGGGGCTTTACGCGGCGCGTGCGGGGGTGGAGAAATCTGTTGCTGCTGAATGGATGGATGCGGAAAGGTTTTTCAACGGATCTCAAGCTGTGGATGTCGGGCTAGCTGATGGGCTGCTCGCATCTTCGGAGATCGGGCAAGAGCAGGGTACGCAATCTCTATTTGCTGTTCGTCGTTTGGATGCGGCGCTTGCCAAGGCTGGCATGCCGCGCAGCGAGCGACGAGCATTGCTCAATGAAATCAAGGGCGGTACGCAAGACGCTGCCGCTGACAGCACGCAAGACGCTGCTGTTGACGCCACGCAAGACGCTGGCGATGTCGTCCACTTGAGACGACTGATCGCGGCCATGCAGCCGTAACCGTTAGCCGCGTAGCGGCATCATCGCCCCGTCGAGAGACGCGGCATTCCCATTGAAGGAGATGATCATGAACATTGATACCCGCAAGCGCGGGATCATCGCTGTGCGTGCAGACGCGAACGGCGAGATCAAGACGATCGTCGATGATCTGGCGAAGGCGTTCCAGGAATTCCGGACGACCAACGATCAGAGACTCGACGAGATGGCAAGCGGCAAGGCAGACGTCGTACTTGCCGAGAAGGTGGACCGCATCAACGCGGACATCTCCTCGATGCAGGAGCGTTTGCAGGACGCGATGAAGCGCGCCGAAGAGGCGGCGACTGGCGCTGAAGATGCGCTGAAGGCTGCCGCGCGATTCGGTGTGGGCGGTGGCACTCCGGAGGACGTGGAGGCGCTGCACAACAAGGCCCGGATCTGGGCTGCGGCAAAGGCTGGTCGCCCGGTGGATCAGGTGAAGGATGTCGATGTCGACTCCTATCGTGCCTACTGCCAGGCATTCGGCCAATTCCTCCGTCGTGGCGGCGCTGACGGAGAGCGCCTGTCGATGGAGGTCCAGGCGGCGTTGCGTGGCGGCTCGGATGCCGATGGCGGCTTCTGGGTGCCGGCGGACATGGCGGATCGAG